GGTGAAAGCCATTGCGGTCTCCTATGGTTGGGTTGGGTTGGGTTGGATCAGTTGTCGGACTCGGCCTTGGCCGACTTGCTAGAGGCGGGGGCTGGCTTGCGCTCCGGCACGCCTCCGATACCGAGGAAGCGGGACAGCTTCTCCAGCGTGACTGGCTTGTCCCGGCCCATGACGGTGGGGACCTTACCGCGCAGGTTGTAGGGGATACGGGCCTTGGTCCCATACTCGGGATCGGTGCCGAAGCGGACGATGTGCTTGATGACCGGGCCGTCGTCGTGGCCCGAAGAGTCGAGGTCCTCCTCCGTCTCGGCGTAGACGATGTAGTTGGGCGTGGCGCGGATGATCGACTGAGCGCCGCGCTGGACGTCCGGCGAGCGGCGCACGCCTCCGTTGATCTCGTCCTCGACCATCTTGACTTGAGCGGTCATGACGACGTGCATCGGCTCCGAGCGGTTTCCGTCCGCCAGCCCGTACCAGAAGACCGCCGTGTCGGTCATGACGTCGAGGGCCTGCCCCCACGTGCGCTGGTCGGCCGGGGCGGTACCCTGCCGGATCTCTCGTACCGCGGTCTCGCTGGCCCCGGTCAGGTAGCGCATGGTCATCTTCTGGAGGGCAGTGAGGCTATCGAGGACGACGGCTTTGTAGCCATGGCCACCCTTGTCGAGGGCCCAGAAGACATCGTCCAGCTCGGTGACCGACTCGGGCCGGACCACGTCGATGTTGCCGGCGTAGGGGGCGTTCTTGAAGGACTGAGTGCCCTTCTCGCCGGGCAGGGCGATGAACAAGGTCTTGCCCATCGTGGCGATCGTCGAGGCGAGACTCGACTTACCTCCACCGGTCGGTCCTAGGATCAGCCACCTACCGTAGTCGGCGGCTTCCTCGTTGACGTCAACGATGTTGACGCCCGCGAAACTTGTCATTGGATTTCCTCTCACTGGGTGGGTGATGTCTTAACTCTAAGCGTATGACGACGGGCATTGCAAGCCCCTTTCTCATCTTCCACTGTGATTCGGGTCTCGATACCTCAGGCCGTACTCCTCGGGCGCGTACTCCCCACCAGGGCCTCCGACCATCTGAGCGCGACACAGGTCCGCGAACTCGCAGAACTGGCAGGCCGCCTTTCCGAAGTTGCGGGAGGCCTCCCCGCGGGCAGCGGCCCGCTTGCGAGTGAGGGAGATGTCGCTGCACGTGTCCGCAGCGGCCTGGAGGTGGGAGCGGACGAGGTGGGGGCTCACCGGAGTCAGGTGCCTGGAGAACCACTGCGAGACGACCTGAGGCGAGCCCAGGCGCTCGATCTCGGCCTCCTCGGCCGTGTAGACGCCGGCGGCGGAGCCGTCCTTCTTCATGCCCTCGTACGGGATTCCGTCGTCTCCGACCCACTCCAGGTAGGTGGTCAGGTCGTAGTCCTTGACCGAGGAGGACAGCTTGCCGGCCTTGGTGAGCTTGGGCGTCTTAGGCGCCTTGGACCTCACACGGTCGAAGGCGACGGCCCGGGGGCGCGGCACGCCCCACTCGTCGCACGTGGGGCCTAGACCCCACGCGTAGAGCTGGACCTGGCTGTCCATCATCTCGTCCATGGAGGTCACCTGACCGAGGGTGCCCGACGTCTTGCAGTCCCGCACCACGACGATGCCGCGCTTACGGTCCTGGTAGACCTCGTCTGCGTAGCCCCACAGGACGACGCCAGTGCCGGGGACAGAGCGCTCCCACCGCTGCTCGACGGCGAGGACCGCCTCATTCTCGGAGTCCTGAGCCCACCTCTCGCGCCACTCGACGTAGGCGTGCTCCAGGCGATCTGGGAGAGCCTGCCCGAGCCAGTCGAGCCAAGCCTCTCTGGCAGTCTCACCCAGGCGCTCCCAGTAGTCGACGGCGGCCTCCAGAACGTCGGCCGGCGAGGAGTTCAGGGGGAAGCTCGGCCCTGTGTCGGTGGTGTGGATCTCGTCTGGCACCGCCTTCAGCGTGCCCTCGGCGCGCCCCTTGGCGATGCGGTCCAGGGCGCGGGCCGCGTGGAACCATGAGCCGAAGTCGAGTGCGGGGGTGATCTCCGACCGCCTGCGGCGAAGGCCGTCGATGTAGCGGTACTTCCACGCCTGCGGGCACCTGCGGTGCAGGGTGAGTGAGGAGTAGGTGGCCCTCTCCTCGTCGATGACGTCCTGAGGCTGGGTACTCATAGTCATCACCTCTCGTTGTAGATGTGATTCATAAGGGACTTCTCCAGGTCCGTGCGGTCCTGGTAAGCCTGGAACACTACGTCGTCCACGGTGTCAGGTGCAAGCGCGTACCAGAACGTGGTGGAGCGCTTCTGACCGAGGCGGTTGAGCCGGTCCCGGGCCTGTACGATGTCGTCGCGCTGCCACGGCAGCGAGGCGAAGACGGCGTGCGAGGCGGTCACGAGCTCGTTCACCGCGACCGACAGAGTCTTGATCTGAGCCACGATGACGAGGCGGGCTGGGTCGTCGGACCCGAAGCGCTGCCTGATCGCGAGGCGATCTTCGGGCTTCGTGGAGCCATCGATCCTCAGGACCGTGGTCCGCTTGTCGGTGATCTCCTCTTCGAGGGCCTGAAGCTCTCGGGTGAAGGTCCCGAAGACGACCACCCTCTTCTCGTCCTCCAGCGTGTCGCGGATGAGCGAGGCGATGGTCTTCGCCTTGGACCGGCCGATCTCTCGGACCTGACCCTCGTCGTCGGGCAGGTGCCCTGCGGTGATCTGGCGGAGGCGGATCAGGCGAGACAGCCGGTTCATGGCCGTGGCCTCGCCGGCGGCTGACGCGTCGTCCTCCGCACGGAACTCGACCTGAAGCTCGGTCCGCATGTCCTCGTACGCCTTGGACTCCTTGGCCGACAGCGTGACCGGGAGGACCGTGTCGACGGCGTCCGGCAGGTCCAGGCACTCGTCCTTGATGGCGACGGCGGAGCGCTCCGCCATGATCTCCTCCAGACGGTCGAGGTTCTTGAAGCCGATGACCTCGTGCCCCATGTACCCGCCCATCTGGGCGTAGTCCTCCTTGAAGTGGGCGAAGGTGGCCGTCCGACGAGTGCCATCAGGCTGGACCCTGCCGAACGCCTTCGGGTCGATGAACCGCCACTGGGCGTAGACGTCGAGAGGGCTGTGCGGGATGACCGTACCTGTCAGGCCGATGCGGCGCTCAACGCGGTTACCGATGCGGCCAGCCAGGCGTGAGGCGTTGGACGAGATGGACTTGATCTTGTGCATCTCATCAATCACGACGAGGTCCGGGTCAAAGTCGGTGACCGCGCCCAGCACGACGTCGGCCATCGTCTTGGAGCCGACCTGCCGGCGCTGGGAGAGTGTGTCCAGGTTGATCGCCTCGATCACGAGGCGCGGCGTGACGTCCCCGAGGACGTCCGGCCCTCCGGCGATGGCCTCCTCACGGAGCAGGTCGACGCCGTCACGGCGAGCAGCCAGCGCCCAGGCGCGGTTGGCGTGCACGCCTCGCGGGGAGGCGCTGGCCCCTCGGCCGGGACCTCCGGTAACGCGCGTCACCTTCGCCCCGCCGCGCGAGCGGAGGGCCTCGACGCGCTGCATGACCGAGCCGCCCAGGGCCTCAGCCCAGACGTTCACCTGGGGACTGACCCACTTCGGCGCCTGGAGCGCCCACTGGTCGACGGCGGCGAGAGGTCCGATCACGAGGACGCGAGCCTCCCGACGTGGGCTGGCCAGAGCCAGCAGCGAGCAGTAGTCGAGGGTGACGGCAGTCTTGCCAGTCCCCGGCTCCATGAGGAGCGCCCCCACCCCACGGCACTCGATGAGCTTGGCCAGGCCCCGCTTCTGATGGGCGAAGCGGGGCGGGCCGCCGAACTCAAACCGAGGCATCCTCATCCTCCATGCGGGCCAGCAGGTCGCCCACGTCCACAGGCCGCCAGTCCAGAATCAGGTCCCGGTCCGGGGAGAGGAGCCACGACGAGCTGACTCCAGGCTGGGACTCCGGATCGGCGGGGACGTAGTAGGAGCCCCCCTCCGAGTCGAACCGGAGGATGAAGATGCCGTGGACTACCTCGCCAGGATCATCCCCGACTCCGCGACGGATGGCCTCTTTGACGTAGATGAGGCCGTAGTCCGGCCACAGAACGTCCAGCAGCGTGCCTTCACAGAACTGGAGCCCGGCCCCTTCCTGGGCGTAGATAACCAGGGCATCGGGAGGCCCTACTAGCGTGGACGTCGGAGGGTCCAGAGGATACGTCGGGCCTGCAATCTCCAGGCTGATACCCTCAGAGCTATCCGGCCCTGCGGCTCGCCACCAGATGGAGTTGTGCAGGACGTAGCCTTCGCTGGAGCCCACGCCCTCCAGGCGCTCGATCTGGATTCGCTCTCCGAGAGCCTGGAGCCGGTCATAATCCTCCACGTAGGGGCCGGGGGCGTTTGTCATGAGGTCTCCTTGAAGTGCTGGGCCGCGGCCTTCTCAGCCTCGGCGAGGATGTGGGCGGGGCGTCGATTCTCGGGGATCTTCAGAAGGTCCCCGCGCAGCTCGTGGATCGCGGTCAGATACCGGACGTACTCACCCACCAGATCCTTGCGGGTGATGTCGTGTCCGAGGCGGTGAGTGGGGAGGAAGTCGATAGGCTTCTTGCCCTTGACAGCGGCGATGTCCGCATCCCGGACGTCTCCCCCGCTAGCTTCGATGCGACGACGGATCTCCTCGGCGCTCACGATGCCGTTACGCACGGGCCTTCCTTTCGCTGTAGGTGTAGATGACGTAGGCGGCGGTGGCCGCGATGACGATCACAGGTCGTCCTCCTCATCGATGCTGACGAACTTGCCCTCCCGGATCGAGAAGGTCGGGACCTGACGCTCCACTCGGCTGGCGCTCACCGACTTCGCGGCGGACAGCCCCGCCCTTAGGAACTCGAAGCCGACCCAAGCGCCCCACACAGCAGTGAGGGCCCCGTCGACCCCGGCCACGGCCTTCATCGTGACGACACCGACGGTGATGCCGATGGTCCAGACTGAGTGGGACAGTGCTCGATTGGCGTAGTAGGCGGTCATTGTTGAAGTGCGGTACCTCACCGGTCCTCACCCTCTCCGGTCTCCTCCTGGGCGATGATCTCAGCCGCCCACGCGAGGGCGTAGGCGCCGAGGTCGACCAAGGCCTCCCGCAGCAGGCCCTTGTGTGCGATCCGTTCGGCGACCAGCCCTGCGGACCGGGCCATGGGGATGATGCTCGGATCCTCCAGAGGTCCTGTCTCGAGGAGACTAGCCGCGCAGCTCCGGATATCCGCCAGGGCGTCCAGATCGGGGTCCGCCAGATCGGCCCATGTGTAGGCAATACGCACGACCAAGGCTAGCCGGTACCGGGGGGAGGTGCCCGTGTGGACGTTGTCCACAGCGTTCAGCAGCAGGGCTATACGGTCGTCGGTAGAGAAGGTTTCCAAGATTCCCTGCGCACCAATGCTCTCGACGTCCGTGACGACCTGGTCGAGGGCGCTAGGCTTGTCGGCGGGCAGGTGGGAGAGGACTTCCAGAAGGAGTGGTTCCAGGGACTTGATCACGTCGATTCCCCGGAACGCATTCTGTAGGAGCTTGAGGGCGGCGGTGGGGACGGTGGTCACCTCCTCCCACGCGGCGATGTGATCATCCCTGTCATTGGCTATTACGTTAGCCTTGCCAGTCCGGTAATTGCCGGCCGGCGTCATCAGGGCTAGGCCGCCAGAGACGTCCTTGTCGCCGAAATTGCCTCGAATGATGCGGATGAGAGGCTTGTCCGGCCAATTGCTGCTCCTGATTCCTC